GAACTTGGAATACAAGTTGATGAGGCAGAGTTAATTAGAACTAACTCAACAGGTTTGACTATTTACAATCCAAGTAATCTAGCAAGTATGATTAAAGGTATGAAAAATAAACATCAATCAAGAGAGGCAAAGATATTGGCTAGAAAACAATATGAAGAAAGTATAAATTAACACTTGACAAATGTATGGGATTAGTATATAATCCCATACATAATAAACAGAAAGGATAAAATGAGTGAAATGATAGCAAGACTACTAATGGTACTAACAGGCTTTGTATTGGCAATGTTAGGTGTAATAACTTTTGTACATAGTGGCGACCACAAAATGTTAGGAATATTAATTTCTTTTGCCGGTGTGATGTCAATGTTTGGGGGGTTACCAGATAATGCCTAACAAACATTTTTGCCAAGGACCAACATGCCATACTAGAACTACACAGGATAGGTTTCTAAAATCTAGAGGTGTACTTCGTGGAAGATATGCATTATGGACTAGAGATAACTCTAACGAATACCACGCAAGAGCCAAATATTTTTGCAGTTTAGGTTGTGAGAGTGAATGGTTAAATGTTAACATGGAAAACATTGAACAAGGTAGACCGATTGAGTTTATCAGACACAGGCGAGAGAGTGGGGGTTATGAGAAAGTAACTACAACTCATGACAATTATTATGGGACAGGAACTTATACAAGCAGCCAAATTAAAAGGGTTGACAATGTATAAGGATTAGTATATAATCCCATACATAACAGAAAGGATAACATGAAAACAATTAAATATAATAACAAGACATACATAATACCTAAACCATTCGACCAATGTTTCTTTGGCGACGAGCCTACAAAGATGATGACGATTGGCAATAGGTTTAACGATGAGAGTGGACCAGGTCAGTTTGCTAAACTACCGGCGTTCGCTGTTGCAATATACGATACAATCATTGGTTGTGAAGCGACCGAGGATTATAACAATATGCAAAAAGGTTTGACGTGGTTTCAGCAGTACTTTACTGATGAATACTACACACTACTAGATTAACTTTCTGTTAATAAGTAAGCGCAGTTTAGAATAGTTCTAAACTGCGCAACTACAGGTTGTGCGCGGGGCGCAACGAGGGGTCCCTAACGAATCACAGTATAGAAAAAAAACATAACACCCCCCACACCCTTTTGCAAAAAGGGGTCCCAATAGTTTTGTATGTATGCCTTGATTTAGAGATAGATCAGCTATAAAATCGTTATGGAGAAGAAAACAGAACTACAAAAAATTCTGCAAAAATTTTTATGAAACAAGACTTTATTGAGAAGCTGCCACCCGACGCGCAAAAAGAATTCCTCAAACTAGCTATGAAGCTAAACGAGAAGACCAAGCAAACCAAGGTCCACGATTCGTTTCTAGATTTTGTGAAACACGTATGGCCTGAATTTATCGAGGGCAAGCATCACAAAAAAATTGCTGACAAATTTAATAAGCTCGCACAGGGTAAGATTAAAAGACTTATAATTAATATGCCACCGAGGCATACGAAATCAGAGTTCGCATCATTCCTACTTCCATCGTGGATGGTGGGCCGTAAACCTAATTTAAAAATAATCCAATCCACACACACCACGGAACTTGCAATACGTTTCGGTCGTAAGGCAAAGACGTTAATGGATTCAGCAGAGTACAAAGAAGTTTTTAAAACAAGACTACGAGAGGACAGTCAAGCAGCTGGTAAATGGGAAACCGAACAAGGTGGAGAATATTATGCAGCTGGTGTTGGATCTGCCATCACGGGTCGTGGAGCGGATTTGCTTATCATTGATGATCCACATTCAGAGCAAGACGCACTCAATGTAACTGCATTAGAGCGAGCTTACGAGTGGTATACATCAGGACCTCGTCAACGTCTTCAACCAGGTGGAGCAATTGTTGTCGTTATGACAAGATGGAATATGAAAGATTTGACTGGTATGTTATTAAAATCTCAAAAAGAATTAAAATCAGATCAATGGGAGATCGTAGAGTTTCCTGCTATCATGCCGTCAGGTAAACCTGTCTGGCCAGAGTATTGGAAGTTAGAAGAATTAGAAGGTGTCAAAGCTAGTATTAGTATTGGTAAATGGAATGCACAATGGATGCAAAATCCTACTGCAGAAGAAGGATCACTTATTAAACGAGAATGGTGGAACGTGTGGGAGAAAGATTACATACCACCTTTGCAACATATCATTCAAAGTTATGATACAGCTTTTTTAAAAAAAGAGACAGCCGACTATAGTGCAATCACCACCTGGGGTGTATTTTACCCAGACCAAGATAGTCCTGCTAATTTAATACTATTAGATGCTGTAAAAGAACGACTAGAGTTTCCAGAACTCCGGCGTGTTGCATTAGAACAGTATAGATACTGGAATCCTGAAACGGTTATTATCGAGTCTAAAGCTTCTGGATTACCCTTAACTTATGAGTTGAGAAAAATGGGGATACCTGTTATAAACTTCACACCTAGTAGAGGAAACGACAAACATGCTAGGGTTAATGCTGTGGCCCCGCTATTTGAATCAGGCGTAATTTGGGCTCCAGACCATAAGTTTGCTGAAGAGGTGATTGAAGAGTGTGCATCATTTCCTTATGGAGATCATGATGATTTGGTGGATAGTACAACACAAGCGGTAATGCGTTTTAGACAGGGAGGTTTTGTAAATCACCCGGATGATGAAAAAGAAGACACGTTACCACGAATAGAGAGAACTTATTACTAATGGCAACACAAGCAAATTTAATAGCAACATATAATGCTAACCCAACTTTACAAAAGCAATATACTTTAGATCAGTATTTAGCTTTGTTTGATTTTAGTCAAACACCTACAACACCAACACCAACTCCTACGCCCACACCAACTCCAGAAGTTCCTGGTATTCCAAATATTATAAATCAAAATTTAAATCAAGGTGGCGGTGGAGATGGTGGACCACAAGGTATTGCAACAATTCCTGGAACTTATCAAAAAGAAGTTATAGGAGTTATGCCAGATGGATCTCCTATGTTTTCAGGATATAAACAAACAGAGGGAATAGGAGTTATAGACAGTTTAAAAAACACAGCAGATGATTTGTTTGGACTCTATCAAAAATTTTCACCAATAGGTATGATTGGAAAAGCAATTCAAGACAGAAAAAATTTTAAACAATCACAAACAAATAAAGCATTAGAGCAAGTTAGAATGCAAGAAGAAATTAGAAAAGCCGAAGCAGCGGCTGCAGCGGCACAAGCCGCAGCTTTAGCAAATGCTCAAAGAACTGGAAGAAGACCTAGTGCTCCTACTGGTGGAGGTCAACGAGATTCTGGAGGACCAACAGGTGGATATTCTTATGATAGTGGTGGTCGAGAAGGTTTTGGTTATGGATTAGCTGATGGCGGAAGAGTATATCTTTACAATAGGCTAAAATAATGCCCGGAGAATTTGAAAGCATTCTAACTAAACTTCAAGGTAAGTTAGGTAAACAAACAATCAAACGTGCAAGCACAATCAACCGACCGCGACCCAAGAGAGAAGTACAACAAATCGATATCTTCAATAAGTTTAACCGACGTAATCCAAAAGCGGACGGCGGATCGGCAGACGATTACGAACCATCAGAGTTTAGTAAAAAAGTAAACGAACTTATGGATGACGGCTATGACTTTGGTGAAGCGGTGCGTGAAGCGATGAGGCAGGGTTATAAAGATGCTGGTCTTGTAACTAAACAAAAAAGAATAAAAGCTGCTGAAACTTTAGAAAAATTAATTAAAGAAGATAAACTTATTTCTTTTAAAAATATATCAGAAAAAATAAATGTACCAACAACTACAGTTAAAAGAGTCTATGATGAAAAATTTAAAGGAAAAGGGGTAGTTAAAAGAAGTAGAGATGCTAAAAAAGTTATTCAAGAAATAATTGATACTGGAGTAACTGATCTTAATAAAATAAAAAAAATAGCAAAAGAAACATATAAAATTAATATAGAAGATAGAAATATAAAAAAATTAATTAACATTTCAACAGATTTATCTGTAGATGAATATGAAAATATATTTAGAAAAATGGCAACTGATAGGACTTATGAACCTCCTATTGATATTAGTGCTAAAGGAAAAGGACTAACTAGTAATTACAGAAAAGCAAAAGCAAATGTAAAAAAAGAAATTCCTCAACTTCAAAAATTAATAAATCAAAATTCTAGAAAAAGAAAAACAATAAAAAGAAATGCAAAAAGAAAAGCAAATCCTGATTTACAAACTAAATATTTAGCTGAAGCACAAACTAGAAGAGATACTAAAAGATTTAGAGAAAAAGGAAAAATAAAATTAAACCCTAGAGAAATTGGTTTAAATACACAACAAAGATTTATAATAAAACAAGCTAATGATTTGATTAATCAAAACCCAGAAGAACTTTTAAAAGATAAAAAACTTTTAGATAAAATTTCATTTAGAGTAGATAATGAAGGTAATATATATAAATCTAAACCAGATTTAAAAGCTGTTTTAGATCCTAAAAACGATGCAAGATTTTTTCACTTATCACATGCTAGAAGAGCAGAATTAGGAACTGAACTTACAGACTCTCCTATTAATAGATTTGCAAGCACATTTAATCAAAATAATGAATTTATAAAAGATGCTGAAAGATTTATAGAAAATAATCCTAAAGATCCTAAAGTTAATAATATAATAAAAAAAGCAAAAGAATTAAAACTAACTTTAAGACCAGATGTTCCACCAGGAACTTTTAAAACTAAATATTTAGGATATACCGAAGATTTAGATAAACCCGTTGGCAAAATTAAAACTGTTATAAATCAATATATGCCAAAAGGTTTAAAATCTAAATTAAGTAAAATAAGTAAAGTTGCTAAAATTGTTGGAAGACCAGTTTTAAGAGCAGCAGCTCCAATTATACCTTTTGCTGGTCCAGCTATTATGGCAATGGGTGCAGCTGATGTTGCAAAAGCTGCAGAACAAGGAGCGTATGGTTTAGATGAATCTCCGGTTGCTTATTATCTTGGGCCTGAAGCAGCGGTAGGTTTAAAAAATTTAAAACAAAAAGCAGCATTATCAGAAAATACTCCTTATCAAGAAATAGAGGATTACTTGCCAGATGAAGATTTATCAGGTATATTAAGCCTTAAAGGTGTGCAATAATTAACCGGAAAGAGATATGGCAGAAATAGACAAACCATTACCAAACGTAGATATTACAGAAAAAGATGAAGCTTTTGTAGAACAAGAAGTTACAGTTCCAAATGAAGAAAGCGTAAACAACGAAGACGTTGAAGTAACAATGGACGAAGAGGGTGGAGCAGAAATATCTTTTGATCCAGCTGCGGACCAGTTACAATCTACAGATCATTTTCAAAACCTAGCAGAGATCATGGATGACCAAGAGTTAGATGAACTAGGTACAACTCTATTTGACAAATACACAGACTACAAAGAATCTCGTGGAGACTGGGAACAGTCTTACAGAGAGGGTTTAGATCTTTTAGGATTTAAATACGAAAGACGAACAGAACCTTTCAGAGGTGCATCAGGTGTTAACCACCCTGTACTTGCTGAAGCGGTTACACAATTTCAAGCGCAAGCTTACAAAGAATTATTACCAGCTGATGGTCCAGTGCGTGCACAAATTTTAGGTGACATCACAAATGAAAAACAAGACCAAGCTCACAGAGTAAAAGATTTTATGAACTATCAAATTATGGATCAGATGCAAGAATATGAACCAGAGTTTGATCAAATGCTTTTTTACCTCCCTCTATCCGGATCTACCTTTAAGAAAGTCTATTATGATGATCTTTTAGGTAGAGCCGTTTCTAAATTTGTACCGGCGGATGATTTGATTGTACCATATTCTGCAAACTCACTAGAAGACGCAGAAGCAATTGTACATGTAATTAAGATGTCAGAAAACGAATTAAGAAAACAACAAGTGTCAGGTTTTTATAGAGACATAGAGTTAGGACAACCTCCTATTACTTCAAATGAGTTAGAAGAAAAAGAAAGACAATTAGAAGGTGTAACTAAAGGTAGTCAAGAAGATCAATTTACAATTTTAGAAATGCATGTCAATTTAGATCTAGAAGGTTTTGAAGACATGGGTGCAGATGGTGAGCCAACAGGAATTAAACTTCCATACATTGTAACGATTGCAGAATCTAATAATAAAATTTTATCTATTAGAAGAAACTTTACACAAGACGATCCTACAAAAGAAAAAATAAAATACTTTGTACAATATAAATTTTTACCAGGTACAGGTTTTTATGGTTTTGGTTTGATACACATGATTGGTGGTTTAACTAGAACTGCAACAGCAGCGTTAAGACAATTATTAGATGCAGGAACTTTAGCAAACTTACCAGCAGGTTTTAAAACTAGAGGTATAAGAATTAGAGATGATGCACAACCATTACAACCTGGTGAGTTTAGAGATGTAGATGCACCTGGTGGTAATATCAAAGATCAGTTTATGCAATTACCATTTAAAGGACCAGATCAAACTCTTTTACAATTAATGGGAGTTGTAGTTAATGCAGGTCAAAGATTTGCAAGTATTGCAGACTCACAAGTGGGTGATATGAATCAACAAGCTGCAGTTGGTACAACTGTTGCATTACTAGAACGTGGTTCAAGAGTAATGTCAGCGATTCACA